TCGTTGTGCATTCAATAAATATGTATGATATGCCAAGATTATCCATTTTCAAGCCTGAAAAGGGCAATGACTACAAGTTCTTCGATCGCAACATCAAGGAGATGTTTACGGTGGGAGGAACGGACTTGCACTTCCACAAATATATAGGACCATATGATCAGGGAGACACAAACAAGGACGGTGCGGCAAGTCCCAGTCAACCCAGGGTCACTGGCAGTGACCTCAATGAGACGACCATACAGGATCTACTGTTCCTAGAGAACAGGGACAGGAAATACTCAAGTGACATTTACACAGTGCGTGGAATATACAATGTGCAGGACGCAGACTTCAACCTGTCGCAGTTTGGTATGTTCTTACAGAATGATACTTTATTCCTAACAGTGCATATGAACGATATCGTGGAGAGGATTGGCAGGAAACCAATGTCAGGTGATGTCATAGAATTCCCACACATGAAGGAAGATTACTCTCTAGACGAAAGCGTGCCAATCGCACTGAAAAGATACTACGTGGTCGAAGATGTGAACAGGGCCGCGGAAGGATTCAGTCAAACTTGGTGGCCACATCTGTTGAGATTGAAGATGAAGACACTGGTTGATTCACAGGAATTCAAAGATATTATTGGTGATGCGACCACAACGGGATCTGTGGCCAGTTACATGAGCACCTACAACAAAGAAAAAACTATCAACGATCAGATTGTGGCACAGGCAGAGCAAGATGCACCAAAGGCCGGCTTCAACTACAAACAATACTACGTCGCACCTATAGATGAGAGGGGTAACATACGTACAGAAAATGTCAACACAGAAGCACAGAGGGCCAGTAGTGATAACACTGTTAATGCAACAATAGACACACCAGCGAGTTCACATTATGGATTCTATCTAGACGGTGATGGTGTTGCACCCAACGGAAATCCTGCAGGGTTTGGTATAACATTTCCAACATCGGGCGTGGACAACGGTGACTATTTCTTAAGGACAGATTTCTTGCCCAACAGGTTGTTTAGATATGACGGAGCCAGATGGGTTAAAATCGAGGACAGTGTGAGAATAACTACGACTAACAATGATTCTAGAGGAAACTACAAAACAAGTTTTGTAAACAATACAACAGAATCAACAATAAACGGATTAACGGTCAAACAGAGACAGTCATTGACAGATGCACTGAAACCAAAGGCTGACAATTAAGAATGCTACACTTTTACGAAGGACAGGTTAGGAAATTCCTCACTCAATTCATTAGGATCTTGAGTAACTTCTCTGTGGAGACGGGCAAGGGTGCCGACGGTTCCGTACAATTAAGGGCAGTGCCGGTGGTGTACGGAGATCCAACAAGGCAGGTAGCAAACATCATAAGGAACAACTCAGAGAACGCACTACAGTACGCACCGAGGATAGCCGCGTATGTAAGGGAACTTAACTACGACAGGGATAGGATGCAGAATCCTTATCACATAGAGAAACAGCATTTGAGAGAAAGAGGCATCGACGCAGACGGCAATTACACCAACGAGATGGGTGCAGGATACACTGTAGAGAAAGTGATGCCATCTCCGTTCAGGATGGAAGTGTCGGCGGATATTTGGACAACAAACACTGATCAGAAACTACAGATAATGGAACAGATATTGTATCTGTTTAACCCAGACTTCGAGATACAGAAAACGGACAACTACATCGACTGGACCAGTTTGAGTTATGTTGAACTAACAGGTACAACGTTCAGTTCGAGGACCATACCAGTGGGTGCGGATTCAGAGATAGATGTTGCAACACTGACGTTCTCGATGCCCATATGGCTATCACCACCGGTGAAAGTCAAGAAACTGGGTGTTGTACAAAAAATTATAATGAGCATATATGACGATGACGGCGGCATAGCCAAAGGATTGATAGACGGGGAACTGACATCTAGGAGTTACATCACACCAAACAACTTTGGATTGTTAGTGACAGGTAATCAACTAAGATTATTAGGTTCAACGGGCACAAATGTTAAATCAGGAGGAGATGGATTCCACACAGGAGCGAATGAGCCAAGCAACTACGATCCTTTCGAAACATTCGGTCCAGCGGTCAATTGGAAAGTTCTACTGGATCAGTATGGCAAGGTCACAAACGGCACATCACAGATTAGATTGACACAGCCAAACGGAAATGAGATAGTTGGTACCATAGCAACATCAACGCTTGATGACACGATTCTATTGTACACAATAGACGGAGACACGATACCAAGCAATTCTCTTACAGCGGTCAAGAAGATAATCAACCCAGCAACATTCGATCCCGGCACACCCGTGAATGGTGACAGGTATCTGGTGATCAATGACGTTGGAGACAGCACTGCCAGTTTCCAGAGTCAAACATGGGGAACACTGGTGGCCAGCGTTGGAGACATCATAGAGTACAACAGTTCAACATCAAAGTGGAACGTGGCCTTTGACGCATCGAATCCTGATAGCACACAACACTACGTGACCAACCTCAATACGGGTATACAGTACAGGTTCAATGGCACGGAATGGGTCAAATCCTATGAAGGTGTGTACACACAAGGTAATTGGAGCATAGTGCTTGATGGGGGTGCAGATCCAGGATACAACTCAAGCCTTGACGCTACCACCCCATAGTTGTTATAATATAGCATGAAAGAAAACATAGTCTGTTCGGGTGCCCTGTTCTATGCAACCAGCACCAAACGTTTCTTGTTCTTACAGAGGACCGATCGTAAGACACAAGGCATGTGGGGATTGGTTGGCGGTAAAAGCAAATTCACAGAGAGTGCTTTCGAAGGGCTGAAACGTGAAATAGAGGAAGAGACAGGCAGTCTGCCCAAGTTCAAGAAAGTGATACCATTGGAAATGTTCACTTCAAACGATCAGAAGTTTTTCTTCCACACATATCTTGTAGCCATAGAGTCAGAATTCATACCAAAATTAAATGACGAACATTCGGGTTACTGTTGGACCGCGTTTGAATGCTGGCCAAAAAATTTACATATGGGTCTTAAGAACACCCTTAACAATAAAAGTATAAAAGGTAAGTTACAGACCATATTAGATCTGATAGTCTAATCGTTCTTGATGTAAGATTTACCTGTGAGTTTCTCGATATCACGGATCATCTCTTCCATGTTTACCCTAACAGTCTTGCCAGTTTTTGTGTTTCTAGAGTAGTATTCCCACTCTCCTTGTTCGTTGTGTGGTGATATTTTGGTAACGTTACCCGCTTCATCCCTAACGAATACCTCTGCACTAGATGCCTCATCTTTAGCGTATATGTGTGCATTGTTGGCTACTGTGGACGGATCACTACCAACTGTCAGTGTAAGTGGAGCCGTAAAGGTCTTGACACCTGATATGGTTTCATTCTCTGATACTGTGACTGTGTCAGCGACTGCGCCTCCTATACCCCTCAACATATGAACCCTGTAAGCGTTGACCGTCGTGCTAGATCCTGATGTAGATGCCGCGTTGAGTGTCACTGTTGTGCCTGACACTCCGGTTGTGAAAGATAGTTGATCCGTTTCTTTGGTGCTGAGAACAGGACCCGTTGACACATACGACACTCCGCCGTTAGTGACTACTGATACCTCACTTATGCTGGCCGCCCCTTCGGTTGAGTTGTATCCAACGACCACATAAAAAGCACCTGTGTACACATCGGATGCGAAAGTGTCAAGGGCGGTAGCACCTGAACTCACCGTGGTTGCCGCCACGATGTTCACGTTATCACCCGTGCTGGCAGATTCGGAATCCCCCAACGCTATCCTATAACCAGTGACCCTGACATTGGCTATTGATGATGATGCTTTCACCAAGACCACCGTGCTGTCAACCTCCACAGTCAAGGTCAACAGATCCCTGTTGTTGTCCGTGGCATTGACCGAACCATACTGTGTGATGTACGCAGTTGAACCGTCATGCACAACGATCGCCTCTGTGTTGCTGACCTCACCCGAGGCATCGTCTTTGGTGCTTATGAAGTATTTGGCACCCCTGATGCTGGAAAGGGCGAAACTGTCTATCACCTCCGATGCGGAATCAACATCTGTGTTGATGAATTTAGTGACATTACCGGTGGTAC